AGATACAACATATTCACATCAACACGAGTATGATCATGGAACATTATTAAGTTATGGTAGCGTTCTATATGAAGTATTAGATGAAAATAAAAATGTGGTAAAATCAAAAGAATTTAATGCACCAACTTTTATTTTTGTTCCTAAATTAACATATCATAGATTGGTAGCACTAGAAGACAATACAGTTTGTGCTTGTATACATGCTCTAAGAACCATAGATAATGAATTATTAGATCCTGATTTTTTAATTGATAATAAAAATTTTGAATACGGTGAAATGCCATCTTTTATTCATAAAGAAACTGGTAAACTTATGAGACCTGCTATTGTAAAGAAACCTCATGAATAAAGTGATTCAAATTCCAGCTTTATTTCTCCCAAAGAAAGGTGAGCATGAACAAAAAGCCCCCTTGAATAAATCTCCTTCCGTTAAATCTAATACTAACAAAAGGAGTCCTAATGTCCAAAAAAAGAATGATGTCAAGAGCGCAGCGTATCTATTACGAACAATGCAAAAAGGAACGGATATTAAAGGAGTTAGCGGAATACGCTAAAGTGGTAAAAGAATTAGAATCTAAGTCGGTTTATAGGGTGGCTGATATATAAAGAATGATTAATTAATTGGAGATATTATGACTGAAACTCAAATTGTCGGTGAAGTTACATTAGAACAAGAACAACCAAAACAAGATATATTACAAACGGAATTTCATTTTCCGTCAGCTGTCTATTGGATTGAAAAACCTGAATTTTTACAAGATGCAAGGTTTATGGCTAAGCAACACCTCAATGAAGCCAAAAAAAATAAACCTAAAGATGAATTAATGAACAAGTTATTTCCAGTAACTATGTCTTCATCCTTTTTTCATGAAGAACAAGTCGGATCTCTAGTTCAATATATTGCTCACACATCATGGAATATTTTGGCTGGCCAAGGTTATGCAATGGAAAATCATGAAGTGTTTTTAATGGATTTTTGGGCTCAAGAACACCATATGAGATCATCAAATGAAGAACACATACATGGTTTTGGTTCACAGATAACTGGTTTTTATATTCTTGATGCACCAGAAGACTGCTCTAGAATTACTGTTTTTGATCCTAGACCCGGAAAAAAACAAATTAATTTACCTGAAAGTGATATGAGTAAAGTTTCCCAAGCTTCACTTGCAGTTAATTATATTCCACAAGCAGGTAATTTATATCTATTAAATTCTTGGTTACCTCATGGTTTTACACGACATGGTTCAGAAAAGCCTTTGAAATTTATTCACTTTAATGTTGGTACTAGATGGATTCAACGACCTGTAGCTCAAAATGTAGCACCTAATACTGCCGAAATTGTATAATGAATCATTACACGATTAGATTTAATAAAAGCCGAGGACAACCAAATCGTGGTTCTCTACAACACGCTTGGCGTATCTTTGAAAATGGTACCAAAGAATACTTGGTCAAACATTTTAAAGTAAATGTTCCTGTTTACGATGAAGTTACAGGTAATGGAATTGGTGGTGACGATTGGAATATGGCCTGTGATGGTGTTATTTCTTTTGATAAAGCAACATCTACAGCAACAATTAACGAAACAATATACGATGAAATTCACATACTGCCCACCTCTTGAATTACCAAACCTAGAATCTAAAACATTTGAAGATGGAAAAAGATATTATGTAACACCTGAAGGCGAGAGATTACCTTCTGTTACAACGATCATTGGTGCCATGAAGAAACAAGAGATTATGGCATGGCGGAAACGTGTAGGTGAACAAGAAGCAAATCGTATCTCACGACAGGCTTCTGGTCGTGGTACCAATGTACATACTTTATGTGAACGATACCTTAACAATGAGAAACTTGGCAACATTATGCCAGATGCCAAGGAAATGTTTACTGATTTAATTCCTTATCTGGATAAAATTGATAACATCTGGTATCAAGAACAAGCACTATGGTCACACCAACTCGGCCTTGCTGGTCGTGTTGATTGTATTGGTGAATATGAAGGTGAACTCTCTGTTATAGATTTTAAAACATCTAAAAGAATTAAATCAAGAGATTCTATTCTTGATTATTTCTGGCAAACGGCAGCATATGCTTTGATGGCAGAAGAACTCACTGGTCAGCCTATAAATAATCTTGTTATTATCATGGCTGTTGACAATGAACAACCGATAATATTCAAAGAGAAGACTGAAGACCATATTGAGGGTCTAATTAAGGCGATTCAATTTTATAAGGAACAACAATGAAAAAACTATTTGTATTATTACTAGCTCTTGTTAGTATATCATCGTTTGCTTGGACACAACGAGCACCACAAGATCCACAAACTTGTGCTGTACATGCACCATACGGATTTCCACAATCTGTAAAACCAGTTGGTGCTATCTGCCGACAGGCTTATTTTGTAGGTTATGATGCGCCTGCCAAGTTGCCTGAATATGTTCTATACACACTTACACCACCAAATGCACTGGGTTGTGTAGCAAGAACTAATGCCTTTGCAGCAGACCAATCCGTACAAGGTGGTGCAAGACCAGATGACTATGCAGCTACTGGTTACGATAAAGGTCATATGAGTCCTGATGGCGACCTATCATGGGATCCACAGGTAGAGTATGAATCATTCTTGATGACCAATATGTCACCACAGGCAGGTTCATTGAATCGTGGTATCTGGAAACTATTAGAAACATCTGTAAGAGGATGGGCAGTTCAACTCAATCAACCATTTACAATTTATGTTGGTGGCATCTATAATGCTACTGATAAGAAGATTGGTACTGGTGTTGTAGTACCACATGCTTTTTATAAGATTGTTATTGACCAAGCAACAGGTCAAGTTGCTGGTTGGGAATTTCCACACGTTGCACCATATCCAAACCTTGGTAATGATTTGAAACCATTCCGTAAAGGTATTGCTCAGATTGAGGCTGATGCCGGAGTTCAATTTGCTTTCCCAGCTGGTGCAAAAGAACTACCTGTTGGTCAAGAATGGCCTGTGGATTTTGGTAAGTTAACTGCTGCCAAGAAGGCCAAATGTGGTAATAATGCTTCGGATGACTAAATACCGCTTGACAGTTTAAAAAAGGTAAGGTATAATGAAGATTAAGAAACTAATAATGAAATTAAATCGTGCTGAGTTTGAACATAAACTCGACAAGGTGAAAAAGTTATGGTTTAAAATTCTAAAGAAATCTATGAAGCATAAGCACACAGAGGCCGTTAGATGATTATGGTTGTATGAAGTAAATCAAAAAGTATTCTGGACGGGGGTGCGAATCCCCCCACCTCCACCAAAGATATATTGCACCAATAACGCCACGGGGTTATCTAAGGACTGCAGCCTGAAAAGTACATAGTGAGAAGTACAGATAACAGCAATGTATCTTTGATGGGGGTGCATAGTTTCGACAGGGTAACAAGTAGAGGCATGGACAACTCATCACAGAGAGATGTAAAAAGTAAATCAAAGTAACCGCAAACGACTCACGTTTCGCATTGGCTGCCTAAACGCAGACTAGGGTTCGGTGGATTCCTCGTAACAGAATATCCACCATTAATTTTAATAACAAGGAGTTTGAATGGGAACGATAGTAACAATTGGCCAAACGCCAATTAATGCAACATACACAGCAGTAACTGGTACAACTGGTGGTGCTGGTACAGGTGCTAAATTTGATGTAACAAAAACTAATGGTGTTTATACAACAGTAATCCAAGCCGCAAATCTTGGTGCTGGTTATGCCGTTGGAGATACAGTTATTATTGCTGGCACATCATTGGGTGGAACAGTTGCTAATCCTGATGTGATTGTAGTAACATCAATTGCAACTGGTGGTAAAATCTCCACATTTAGTGCAGCTGGTACAGGTCAGATTGGTAATGGTTTGAATTACACCATCATTGACGTAACTGGTGTAACATCATACAACCTAGGCGACAAGAGTTCCAATTTCACCGTTGTTAATGATACGACAAACAAAAACATTCTAGTGACATCAGCATTGATGACTGCTGTTTCTTATAAACTAGAAGGTGTTAATCGTATTGCATTTACTGATAAATCAACTGCATTTGACATTACTGGTACTGCTGGTGATGTATATGCTTTGTTGAAAGCTGGATTTGGTACAGTAAGTACAACATATGAAGGCATTGGTATCAAATTGGAAGATGCAGGTACAACAAGTGCTCAGATTTCACAAGCAATCGTGACATCTGCACCGTTCATTCTTGCTAATCCAGACATTGCTACATTTGTTAACAATGTATATACTAATGTGATGGGTGTTGCACCAACACCAACACAAGCATCACCATATATTAGTGCTTTGGCAACAGGTTCTACAACTCAGGCAGCTCTATTGAATGCAGCTGCTCATCTCACTACTTTCCAACAAACTATTGGGTTAGTTGGAGTAGCGCCAGCAACAACTGGTGTTCTAGCGGCTTCAGGTATTGATTTCATACCAGCCTAAATTCATTTAAAAAGGAAAAACAAATGAAAAAAGTAATCACAACTCTTGCTCTTGCCGCTTCCGCTTTAGCAGCCAATGCTTTTGAAGTTGGTGTGGAAGGTGTACATGATTATGGTGTTCACAAAAACGGTTATCGTGCAACAACTGAAATCTATGGTGTTGACCTAAGTGCCACACACATGGGTCATTCTTATAACCGTGTTACTGTTGGTAAAGATTTTGATTTGTATAAACTAGGCAACGCCACACTCTCTGCTGGTGCTGCACTTGCATATCAAAACACTTTAGTTAGTAAAGTTCAAAATGGTTACGGTGCTGTTATTGACGCTGACGTAACAATCAAAGTGAATAAGAGAATAGATGCTGTTGTGGGTGTAGAACACTTCACAGGACAAAGCCAAGTTAAATCATTTAACGGCAATGCAGCAACAATCGGACTAAACATCAAGTTCTGATTTTAGGGTTTGGTGGGTACCTCAAAAACCCACCCAATAAACGGGAGAACCAATGAAGTTTCTTTTAATAAGAACTCTAATGGTAATGCTTTCTTTAAGTTTTTTACCATTACTCGCTAATCCACTCACCAACAATCCAATATACGAAATCAGCCAAGAGTTTAACAAACAATTACTCTGTATGGCTAAAAACATTTATTATGAAGCTGGCAAAGAACCTTATGAAGGTAAACTAGCCGTAGCACAGGTGGTTAACAATAGAGTTAATTCTCATTTGTTTCCTAAAACTGTATGTGAAGTCGTATATCAAAAGGTTAACAATACTTACCAATTCTCGTGGGTTGGAGAAAATGTATCTGAAAAGATGAACCCATATGTTTGGGAAGAATCTCTCATGGTCGCTAAGAAATCTCTTACACAGTCTAATATACATGAGTTATTGGCCAAGACTAAGGCCATGTATTTCCATGCCACCTCGGTTGCACCTGATTGGAACCTCAAGAGAGTGACACAAATTGGCAATCATATCTTTTATGCCAAAAAATAACTTGACTTTATGATTTTATGTGATATAATAACAAAATGATTACAAATATGCCAACCAAAACCGAAATAACAGAATTCAGCCTCTTGATTGAAAATATATCATATGAGGAGAATCTGTCTTATATTGATTCTATTGTATACCATTGTGAACAAACTGGTATGGAGATAGAAATCGCCTCCACTCTATTAACTTCAATTCTTAAGGCTAAAATTCGAGAAGAAGCTGAAGAAGTTAATTTATTAAAGAAAACATCAAAGTTACCTATATGAAACCTTTAAGATTTGCTTTTATTGGATCAGGTACTGCTAGTGTTATCAGTATTTGTGCCTTATATCAAAATATCAAAGAAATAACTCAACAGGAAAAATGT